TGTGCGTCAGCTGTATAACTTATTGCACAAGTTGCGTCATATTCAATTATTACTCCTGAATTTTTAACAACTACCCAGTGAGCTTTAATTTTAGGGTCAGCGTCAGCCATTTCTTTAACGCTTCTTAGGTTGTGAGCAACCCCAGCGTTATCTTTAAAGCTCATCATATTGATTTCATAAGTAACTTCTGCGGCTGGTTGTAAACCTAAAACTGAAGTTTCAGATTTTGTATTATCAAGTGTAGTTGTATCTATTGTGTTTGGTTGTCCACCAAAATCTGGTGTTGAAGCCAAACCATACACTCTTGTATATCCACCTAAAGCTGTCTCTAGGTCTGATTTATTATAAGAGCCTGCATTTCCAATAAATGTACCAACGTTGTCTTTGCTGAAATATAACGCAGTACCAAGTGTGGCTACTTGAATTTTTGCATCTGGATCCATAATATTACCTCCTATAAAATATTTTTCCTTAACAAAGTATTTAGTTCAGTGGACTATCTTAATGTCCCTTCCAAAGTATTTGCTTGTGCATATGCAGTAAGCATACATTCACGATAACCTGTATCTGGTGTAATAGGACTATCTTGTGTTGTAGGTCTAAATCTTAATTCACCTAATTTGTCGCATATTGCGTCTAAATAATCGTCAAATTGTTTTTGTGTACCACCTTTAGTAGACAAATATCCAATTACAGAAATTGTGTACTGTTCATTATCATAAGATAAATCTCTATGATTTAAACTTGTCCTCAAATCATAACCAAAATAGTATCTACCTTTTTCAACCATTTCTTGAGGTATGATAATACCAGATTCCAACCCTTCGATTTCAGTTAGTTTACTTTGTATTAACTTACGTAATGGGTTTATCAATCTACTCATAGGTCGCTCCTTTCTTTTTATTAGCGTGAATATTTGCCATTTTTTATATCTGGTATAAGAGTTTTATGAATATAGTTTTCCATATAATCTATTGTCATTCTTTTAAACCCGTGCTTAGGTGTTGGCACATAATCTACATATGCGGTATGACTTTTTTTACCACCTAATATATATTTATCATATTCGCTACTCGTATGAGTACCTTTATCCAAATATTCATATACGTCTCTTACAGCTGTGCCGTCTTCATAATGATTGTCGTCTATTACTATCTTAACCACGTCTCCGTCAACAACCCCGTGTATACTTCTTAACAACAAACCACTATGATGATATGGTTGTTTCTTTTGATATTTGTGAGTTGAATTATATTTAGCAACTTGCTTACCACTTGTTTGGATAGGCGCATATGTTGAATAAATATCGTGTATGTGTTGTTCTTCAAGTTCTTTTCTCAAAACAGCCTTTGCACCTCTGCTTATATTACCAGCTTCTTCTCTCATCTTTTTTGTTAATAATATACTTAATTGCCTTGAAAATTGACCTTTTTTGTCTAAACTATACATACAAACTCACCTCCATTGTATATCAATATATAACGGAGTAACCTTTACAACAGCATACTTATTCCCTTTCCACTCAACTAAATACTTTGTTAAGTTATCTGGAGAATTATTTGTTTTCTCCAATAAAAACGGTTCTAAATCATTGTATATAGATTTGAAGCGGTATGTTTTGTCAAGGTTAGCCCCGTATGCACTTTGAGCAATTTCATCTGACGCAAGATATTGAACAGCTCCGTCAGCGTGGAATATATCTTCATATTCTTCGATTAAGTCACCGTCCGCACCTCTTGTAGATTTAAGATTGTAAAGTACGACCGGTGTTAACTTTGACAACAACATAACCTTTTCTCCTTTACTTACAATTTATTAGTTATTCTTAGGCTTCTACGTTGAATGCGATTGCACCTGTTCTATTATTTAAAATAAATACGTCAGCGTATTCTTTTTCATAATAGATATAGTCACCTTTAGTACCTGCAGCAGGAGCTTGCATACCAACAAATGCGTATTTGTTTGGTGTTAAGATTGCTGATGGGTGTACTAAGAATATATTGATTTGTTTAGCTGTTCCAGCTGGTGCAAATCCTGTTGTAAATTCATAAGCTGTCTTCATTAAGAATGAAGGTACAGTTATCAATTTAACTTCGTCTAATCTGTCAACAACTCTGTTGATATTAGCTTGAGAAGCAACGTCTTTATATAAAGTTATGTTGCTAGCTTGTTTTAATAATGTTTTAACGGCTGGAGTAACATATAATAATCTTCCTTGAGAAGGTACTAATGCTTCGTCCATATCTTCCATTAACTTATCAAATACAGCTAATATATTGTCAACTGTTAAAGCTGTTGTGTCAGCTGTTTTTCCTTCAGCTACCCAGTCACCATATATCTTTGAAATTGTATATGCGTCTTTCTCTGGGAATTTTTGTGTTTCGTTGAACACCTTTGTTGCGTTTTGGATAGTTAATACCATATTAGTATCCATAACGTCTGCTGGGTCAATACTTGTTGACCACTCTCTGTAGAATGTTAAAGTTTTTGTTTCCCATTCGTTATCAACGTTTCTTTGGAATTGTCCGTCGATAACGTCTCTGTTAACATTTTTTCTACCTGTTACAGAGATTGATGGAATGTGAATAGTTTTAGCGTCTACGAACTTATAAGTTTGATTATTAGCAACATTATATAATTCACCAAAGTTTAATACGTTTGGGTATGCTTGTGCTAACGCTCTTTCGTAGGCTTCAGCATAATTAACTGGTTCCATAATAATTCCTCCTTAAAATTATATATTTTTATAAACTAAAACAAGTTCGTAGCAAACCGAATGGGTCTAACTACACAACTGTTACGTTATATAGAAATATTACCCATCCCATTTGCTACGAACTTGGACCGAATTTTATACCAAATATCGTATGCCCCCAGGACATATCTATTTCTGTTCATATTATATCAAAATTGAACACAATAGTCAAGAGATATTTTAACTTTTTTTAATATCTTTATACCATTTCTCGCGGTCTTGTGCCAATAGCCTATTTAGCTTATCTAAGTTTTGTCTATCAAAGGCTTCTTCCATTGTTATACCAACCGCGTCTAAATAATCTTTGAAGTATGGCGTATTTCTACAACCACACCAAGCGTCTCTAGTAGATTTTGCGTCTATATGTTGCACCAAACAAGGTCTATGTATTAGATGTGGTATATTGTTATCACATAAGACTATATTCAATAGTGAACCATATCTTTGTATCGAATGTTTGCCAGGTTCTTCTGGTATATACATTTTCATAATTTCGTCTGCTAAAAACTTAGTCATTCCTTTTGGAAAATATGTGCATTGATTGTATATAAACATACTTGAAAAATGAGAAGTATAGTATTTAGAAGGACTTGTGAAAAAATTTATTATATTGTTTGGATATTTATTTATTACTTTTTCTATTTCTTCTCTAAAATTTTTACACAATACTATATCATCTTCCATAAGTACCGCATTACAATCATTTATTTTATATAATGCGTCAATGTATGATTTTACGTATTTATGTTCATAATCTATTATACGTTCTACATACTCTGGAAGGTCACATTCACGACCTTCCAAAGTTCTAACAAAATATTTAATTTCCATAATATTCCTCCGTAATTAGTTACCACTATGAAATACTGATACAGGGTTTGTATATTGAGAATCACTGAAATCAATAACTTTTTCTAAAGTAGGACCTAATACTTTCAAAGAAGTTATTGGTTGATAGAAGCTATATACATTTTCAGTTTCATCAGCTCCCGCAAAACATTTATGATGTACCACACCTACGTTGTCTAATAAATTACATAAATCAGCCACAGTACAAGGATTTGGAAATTCCTCATCTGTAGTTGGTGTGATTATTGCTCTGCTAGTTAAATGAATATCACTTTCATCATCGTTTCCTATATTAACACCTAACCATTCGTCTGTAGGCATAGCCACATATAAATTCATATCAGAATAATCTTGTGAGCCGTTAGTAAATTCGCCACCTTCACTCAATAATATTGCTGGATGGTATCCACTTGCAAAAGCATTTATTGGTTTTGCTAATTCTTCTGCTGTGCAATAATCTCTAATAATATTAGCCACTTCGCCCCAATCAACAACTAAATCGTTTCCTGCGTAAATATGTTCATTATAACCTTCTGATTGAATTGTGCATATACCTTCTGGAAGATTAAGAATACTTACTGCGTCACCTTTTGTTTCATCAAAATATATTTTTATTGCTGATATACCATATAATATTTTACCTACTACGTATTCATAAGGAATAGCAATAGTCATAACTTCCATTTTACTAAACACTGTTATTAAATCTTGCACAGTCATTCCTGTAGCAAAATAGCCTTCTGTTGCAGTATTCGCAGTATAAAATTGTTTGCTGTCATATGGGTCAAAAACTAAGAATAGTTCAGGGACACTACCAACTCCTATACCAAAAGCAGAGCAATCACCGTCACTTCCAGATGTCATATTAAATAGCATAGATAATTGCACACCAATTTTAAATCCACTACCGTCTCTTATTATAGGTTTTGCTTTTTCTTCTGCAATTAAATTAGCATTCATAAATGTAGCCAAAGCAGGAAAATCAATAATTAGTTTACTATTAGGGTCAAAAGTGGTGGCAGCACTTCCTCCTCCACCAGTATAAGAACCCGTAATTCCAAACATTGTAACTCCACTTTTAATATTTTCTGGAAGAACCTTTGTTATTTTTTCATTTAAGGCTTGTTGAGCCTTTTGCAATAATGTACTACTCATTATTTTTACCTCCTAATTTAATTATTTACGCCTAATAGCGCATCTATTTTATTTTCTATTTGTGTAGGAGTTCCACCCACACCATTATAATTATCTTCTGGAGTGTCTGTGACTTCATTCATAACATTATATACTTCTTTATATTCTCCAGTAAGCAAATCGTCTAACGTTGCTTCAACTTCGTCATATTCAGGTTGTGATATAACACCGTCATAAGTACCAGTTACACCTAATACTTTTTCACCAGTTTTTATTTGATTTGGTGTTACTTGTAAAAATGTGGCTAATGTATCAAAATCTATATCTTTCGCTACTCCTGAATTTGCAGCCATTATTGTTTTATTCGTAAAAGGCCATTTTATTTCTATTCCGTCACAAGTTTCTGTAATATCCTCAAGTTCTGCGCCAGTTATAACTGTTCCTGTAATCAATGGTAAATTACCAGTAATTTTAACACCATTTACATAAGCTGTTTTGTTTTCTTCAATATCAGATGCAATCGCGTTTGCGTCACTTGTGTCTGTTCCTGGTACGTTTATTTCTAATCCTACTTGACTAAACCCAGCATAACCTTGGTCTGGTACAATGGTAGTTGTTGCATTTTGAGTAAAAGTATAAGTTTTTGATTGTAATGGCACATTTACTGTTATGTCTAATTGTTCAATTGCGTCATAACCTGTATCAGGTGTAACTGTGGTTGTACCATTTTGTGTAATTGTAGTTGTTTTAGTTTGATACACACCTTGACTAGGTAAATTTGTAATTTCTGTATCAAAGTCTGCAGCAGGAATTGGTGTCTCTGAGCCTTTTTTATTCTTAATCGCAGTAGCAACGTCTGTTAAAAAATTAGTTAAATTATTTATTCTAGCCATTTTTAACCTCCTTTTTATTTATGTATTTTCTTCGGTGTTTTCATTCTCACTTGGTTCAGTACCGTCATAAGTACCAGTAACTCCAAATATAGTAACACCTGCTTTTAATACTTCTGGAACAAGTTTTAATTTTTCAGTTTTTATAAGCTGTAAATTTTCTAATAATTGGTTCATAGTTATACCCCTTTCTACAACGTTACATAATGGTCTCCATCGTAATAATGATATTCAATATTAGTTGCAAATATTGAACCGCCATACATAGGATTTTCTTCCATATGTGGTGTTGCTGCGTCATTAACTAATGCTGGGTCTCTATACCTATCAATTAGCCAATAAGGAATGACAAGTCTTATATATCTTACTCCAGTAGGAAGTTGAATATCACATATTTTTTGGCCTTTTTGATAAGTTGTGTCTGCTTCTATTACCTCTGTTGTTTTACTTATGAAAGCCTTATTTATATCATACATATAAATTTCAAATGTACGCATATTAGCTTCACTCATTGTAAAATCACTACTACCAAACCTAATTGAGTATCTATTTTCGTGAATTATTGCTATCATTTCTGTAGTTCTAACACCTGTTGCGCTGGTTGTATCAGTTGTTAATACCAACGCTCCATTCGCGTCAAGCATATAATTACCGTGGTAATCAGTTGACCCAGTAGCTTTTTCAAATAAAGACATTTCATATCCCGGCATTAAATTTTTTACACCACTTGGTTGTATCCAAATTCTAGGTTTATTTTCTGTTGCAGGTTCTGTGTATCCTACATACACGTCATTCACAGATTCAAGCCCGTAAACCTGTCCATTAACTTCAAGTTCTTTTATTGTGTTCATACGAATATACCTCCTAGTTTAATTTTAATCTTTGTCCTGTCACAGTTCCTGTAGTTGTCAAAGTTTGATTAGTAACTGAATAATCTGAACCATTCAACACTAATATTTGTTTATATACGTAAATTGTATAACCAAGTATATCAATTTCAAGTAATAATGCTTGTGTATACTCATCTTCTGTTAAATTACTCAGTGTTCCATTTACACCCAATATACTATATCCACTACGAATGTTAGCTGGAATAATATTACTATCTATTTCGCTAGTAACCGCGTGGACAACTATTTCGTGCAGACCATTATATCCTACGTCAGGCACAATCAGTTGGTCAAATTTTGTTGGTACAACGTTTTTATGTTGTGTTGCAAGTTCTGGTAAAGACCCAGTTATACCAAAGATTGTCACACCCTCTCTTATATTGTGTGGTGTTACTTTTGTCGAAACTTCTGTAATAACTTTATCTAAATCAGTAATAAGTTGACTAAGCATATTTTTCCTCCTTTCTAAATAAACTTTTAATACTCAGATAATACACCTCCACTTGGGCTAAATGAACATTTACCATAATCATCTTTACTTCTAAACTCACCTGTAAGTATGTCTATCATACCGGTTGTCCATACACCACTATCGCTAAACGAATAGCCCGGTCTAAATTCTCTCACTAATTCTGTACCTTCATATATTTTTACGTAATATATATAAATATCATTTTGACCCGTAGGAATTTGCCAAGAACTTTTTACATATTTAAGAGGTGTGTAATATGCTAAATCATTTACACCATTCAAATATAAAGTCGCGTTATTTGTGTTTGTAATTGTTGCTGAGCTAGACAATGTTTTTGAAAAAGTATATCCTCCTGAACAAGTAAACATACCATCATTATTTTTATTTAATGTGATTATATTTTCGGTAGTCGTTGTAGTAGCCACTCCACTATCTACCCAACTTGCAATATTATTACTTCTAGCGGCATAAAATTTGCTACCACTACCCAATATAATACCAAAATTCAAAACGTTAGCCACCGACATACTACTTAAACACCCTATTATTCCACGATATGTATTCGTGCTAGTCGACTGAGAACCATATTGAGAATATTTTATTTCTAATCCTGTGTTTGGACCTGGATGATAACCTAAATCCAAAGCACCATTCCAAATATTCGCTCTATTATAAATCGTTTGTAATAATATATCTACCGTTGTGACTGGATAAAATCTCATAGTTTGATAATCATATAATCCCGGTGTGTTTGTGTCTTTTTTTAATTTTGCTACAATATGATGTGTAGCTCCAGTGTCTCCATATACTTTTATTTCATTAAGTTGTGAAGTAAATCCAAAATCAAGAGTTATATCAACTTCTCCTTCAAAACCTTCTATTTCTGTAGAAACACGTTGGTTATTTATATCTACATAGAGTATTCCATTTTCTTGTGATATTACAAGCTCATTCTCAACATTGTGTGTAGGCGCTTCAATCTGTATATCATTTAAGAAAAAGTCTCCATCTGCGTTTTGTCTTAATGTTAATTTTTCGCCCCCATCAATCAGTGTGAAGGCTTCTGATTTTATTAAAAAATTAGATTTTATCTCTAATATAAAATTATTTTCTAAATGTAACGAAACAGTAAAATCTAACACATCTCCTGTATTTTTAACACGTAAATAAGGTAAATTTTTATAATTAGACCCAATATGATGTACTAATTGGTTAATCGCAGTAGCTTTTGGTTGTAATTGACTGACTATATTTTCTGCGTTCACTTTTACTAAATAATCATCATCTTCACTAATAAAATCGTCTCGTAAAAAATCTCGCATACTATTTAATGTGTTTATATAATCCGTACTACTTTCTAATTCAGCAGCACCTATCTTAGACCCTTCGTCTATAAAACCGTCTGTATATACATCTCTTTTAGTTTGGTCATCAGATATTACTACTCCGTGATTAACCATACTTCCTGTCTTTTTAAAATATGCAGTTTTTCCAGTAAGCATTACGTTTTCAGTTTTTATTTCGCTAGGCATTCAACTTCTCCTTTCTTATGATTTAAAACAAGCGTATCCCCATTTAACATATGACATTGTAAATGGATTTGTTGTCATATATGCACCATCACCATTAGATTGTTCACTAAAAGTAATCATTAAATGATTTAATCCTTTTTTGAAATTTAAGGTAGAGGTTTTTCTCGTACAACTTGCAGAAGTTGCTATTTGATTTCCATTTAAAAATAAAGTACCTTCGTCGTCTGTATACCACGTTACTGATACACTATAATCTTGTGTGAGATATAACCAACACTCTCTTGTTCCTATATAATTGCTACCCCAACCCCAATCACTAGAGGTATCTTGATTTCTATATTGTACGTTAGTTTTCAAATATTGTCGTAAATGGGTTGTTGTAGGAGAAACTCTCGAACCAGCCCAAGGCATCTTAGTACATTTCCATTGGTTTTTTCTTGCGGGGTCCATTAAACTTTCTAAATAATCAGCGTCACTCGTTGATTGGTCTTGCCCACCGTGTATACTACTTAACTTATCTTCTGTTATATTCATATTATCCATATCCGTTAACCATTCACTGTATAAGCTCATACTTATTCACCCCCAACATCATTGCTAATACGTTGTAAAGCTAATTCACAAGCCTCATAACCGTCTAAATCTACACTTTCTGCAATAGGTATTATCAACTGTGAATAATATCCAGATGGTATAGTTTGTTCTACACTTGTTCTTATCATAGTTCTTTCACCATAATTTTTCATTGTACCAACTATCCACTCACCATCAACTACTGCACTATATCCCTCTAATAAATGTTTAGCTTGCAAATTTCCATCACTTGTCGCGTCTCCTCCTGTACTACCTTCAAATGTACCGTCTACACCTAAAATAGTAACACCATTTCTTATGTTTTCTGGGATAATATTATTATCAATCGTATTAGTTACTGCATTTATATAACTTCCATTATGAAAGCCATTTGCAATCATTTGTGGTGAGGTAGAAGGAGTGTATTCTACTGCACCATTGTTAGGCATTGTACCTACTACCGGTCCGTCTTTGTTGTATACTTTTTTGCCCAATAATATTTCACCAGCAACACCCGTTGCGTCATAAGTATTATAATAACTTGCATTTCCATCATCTAATTTAATACGTATTTTATTATTTGCTAAAAGTGTGACGTGTGTTAAACCATAATTAGAAGGTATATAAATTTTATCTTCTCCGTCAGTACCTGTTGCAATATAGTTCAATCCATTTTGTGATTGAATTCCTGTTAATAATAACGAGAAACTTCTTACTAATGATAATTCATCGTTTTCCAAAACATATACTAAAAATGTACCTAATAAAGAATTATAATCACCCATTATTACTACCAACATATTTTTTGTACGTTCAAGCCTCAACCAAGTTGGTGTAACCGATAATGTACTAGGCACAACCGCTGTATAAGTATGTAGTAAACTTGGCGCACTACTAATTGTATTGTTTGTATATAATGCTAATGTTAAATTTCTACTAGAAAGCCTAGCAACAACCAATCTATTCTCCATAGGTATTCCAATTGGTGTACTAGAGCTGTAAGTGTTATTTTCAACTGAATTAGAATACACATAACTACCTGTAGCAGAATATACTATATTGTGTACTTGGACTGACATATTTCTATTTATATCATTATTACCTGTATCACGTTTTGTAGAAGCAATAACGTGATAGCACCCGTCTGATTGCAACGCAACATATAATGCGTGTGGCTTACAGTCACTTCCCCAGTTAGATATATTAGTCAAAAATCTTCCACCGTCTTGTTTGGTAAAAGACATAAGTCCTGTTTCAGAATTATAAACAAGCCAAAACGTACTTATATGACGACCATATGAATTAGTATTTGTACCGTGGGTCATTGCTACAAAAATTTTAGCTGGTTCAGTTTGATGTATTGCCAAATCTATCCAGCCAGTACAATTCACTCCTGTATCAGTATTTGTATAAGTATTAGAGAATTTAGTAATTGTATACTCCATATTTTCGTAATGAAGTTTTGCAAATCTTATTGTATCAACTTTATCTGAACCCCAGTCAAATCTACCATTTGCCGCGCCATCGTATGTGCTTGTTGTATATATAATTATATAATCTTTTGTTCCATCTTGTGAATTTTCATATACTGGATTTGTTAATATCAATTTTTTAGAATGTATAATACTTGTTTCAAAAAAGCTAGATTGTGTTTTCACTAATGTTGGTGTACCAAATTCGTCAACTGTATAAAGTTTTAATGTTTGTACGTCACGTTGTATCATCAATCCGTCTTTGTTGTATGCACTCATTAAATTATTAGTTAATTCAGACGAATTGGTAATAGTTGCTCCAACACCAACGTTAATAAAACTTTCTTGTATTGCACCAGTAAGTTTTTGTCCTCTAGCATATGCTGTTTTTGGAGCAATAATATCCAAAGGTGTAGCAGTAGCGTCTGAAGTATCTCCTCCTCCACCACCTTGCACGTCTACAGAAATATGAACTTTGCTTATCGCATCAAACCCATCATCTGGACTTAATACGTAATTACCATTTGTAACTAATTCAATTTGTTTTTCTTGATAAATTCCAGGTGTTTCAATACTCAATATTTCTCTATCAAATTGAGAAGCGGGAATAGGAGCGTCATTTCCCGTTTTTTGTTTTATTGCATTTGAAACGTCTTCAAGAAAATTTGTAAGGGTATTTGTTCGAGCCATCCAACTCCTCCTTTTCTTTTACTCCCATTCCCCAGGGTCATCTGGTCCGGGGTCATCTGGTCCGGGGTAGTTTTCTTTTTCACTGTTGTAAATTATAATAATCTTTGTTTCAGTATTATTATAAGCATCTGTACAAGTAATTGTACATTCCAAATAGTCATCTGTGTTAAAAACAGTATTGTTTCCATAAGGTATCCATTGAATAACACCATTATCTAAAACCCTAATGTTGTTCATACTAAATCCAGTCATATTACTTGTAGCTGTTACTGTTTTCATAACATAGTATAATATACTATCACCATCAGCATTGAAAACATCAAATCCACCAACATTAGTAATATCTGTAATAGGTGTACCACCTAAATATTGTTCAGCTCCACCTGCATCAAGATTATCTAAAACTAAATTAGTATCATAGCCTGGTCCACCAGAACCACTATAAGTTCCCACAATGCCTAAAATTGTTTCACCAGCTTTGATTTTATCAGCTGTCAAACCTATAGCCTCTGCGACAGCACTGTCAATTATACCTATTTTTGCACCATCTCTATAAATGGATGTCCACGGTATAACATTTCTAACATAACCATCTTCATATATACATTGCGTACCTATAATAGTATCTCCTGAAAACTGGTCAGGCAGAGTACCAGTAACTTTTTCACCATTTATGTACGCTGTTTTATATTGAGATATATCTTCTGCAGAAGCCGTAGCATCAGAAGTATCAATAGTTGGTACATTTACAGTTACTGTACCTAATCCAGTGTATCCACTATCTGCCGTATATGCGCCGTTTTGTGTTATTGTTTTATCTTGATTGTTTATTGTGCTACTAGGTACGTTTATAGTAAGTGTTACAACGTCAAATCCGTCATAACCTGTGTCTGGTAATAATTCTATAGTTTGGTTAGTAGTAAAATTATAAGTTTTTGATTGTAATTGTTTTTGAGGCACTTGTGTTGTAATTGTAATTTCGTCTATGGCATCATAACCTTGGTCGGGTGTAACAGTTTGTGAACCATTAGCATTGATAGTTAATGTTTTTGTTTGATAAGTTCCACTTGGTAATCCTAATATTTCTGTATCAAATTGAGACGCAGAAATAGTGTCTTGGCTACCTTTTTTACTTCTAATAGCGTCTGCTACATCTGTTAAAAAATCACTTAAATTATTTGTTCGAGCCATTTAGTGTCTCCTTTCTAATAACTTCCTTGCAATACAGTTGTTATATTACTTGCAATACTATCATCTACGTATTTTTTAGTAGAAGGATGATAAGGTTGTGTTGGATTAAATGGTGATAAATAAGTTTTTGTAGGGTCGATAGCATTCAATTGTGTTTGTTCATAAGATGTATAAATAGACGTAGCTTCCCCATTAGTAAAAGTTATTTTATATACCCAGACTTGTTGTGAATAGTATGTATAACCACCACCTGTATCTCTTATATAATCAGCAGACGCAATAAAACGAATTGTTCTATTGTTAGAAGATTCAGGTATCAACGATGGGTTAACAATATATGCTGAATATACCGCCCTATTATACTCTTGAAACATATATATTAAAACTGGTGTAGTTATTTTGATCAAATCATTCCAAAAAGCATAATTAGTTTTACTACCGTCATAATAAATTATTTGTGGTGGTATATTAGACACTAAAGCGTTAGCATAATCTTTTGCATTATTTAATGTTAACAATGCTGCGGCTTCTATTGCATTCATCATTTCTTGTGTTGTTGAATAATTCGATAAATCAATATCTAATGAACCAACTGCGTCCCAAGAACTTCCTGTCCAATGATATTCGACAAAACCACCTTTACCATCTGGTACAAGATATATTTTTTGTTCATCACCAGTAGCTGGTAATTCATCTACAACTACAAATATATCAGTATCAATAGCGCCAGATAATATTTCATTCAATGTTGAATAAGTCCCATCTGGATTTAAAAACTTATTAGGTAATGCTTGTTTAGCTTCCCAACTTTTATCACCATTCACCACTACATTACCTAGCATATCAGTTATTGAACCGTCAGCCTGTAACAATTTATTAGGTAATCCTTTTTTACTATCTAATATATAGGTAGCCTCATTTTTTGTATTTTTAGCCATTTACATTTTCTCCTTTCTTAATGTTATCTATCTCGTCTTGAAGACGTTTATTTTCTTCTTCTAATAGTTTGTTTTCTTCTTCTAATTCATTTATTTTTATTTTTAGTTTATGGGTTTCTTTTTCTAGGTTTAATTTTTCTGATTTTAATTTATAGTTTTCTTGTTCAAGATTTGCTACACGTTCTTCGAGTTTAGCCATTCTTTCATTCATTCTTTGGTCTATCTCCAACATA